GCCATGGGGCCGCCGGGCGGCGGGCCGACGGCGCAGCAGAAGCCGCGTGCCACCGGGGCGATGGGGCCGATCACGAACACCGTTGGCCCGCGCGTGGCGGGAGGAGTAGGTTGAACCCGAGGGTGCACGGCCGTGGCATGCTTAAAGGGGGACCGGTTGCCTCCGCCCTCACTGTCTAGGAGGTCATCATGGCGAAGCACGGCGACGTGAAGGACAAGACGTGGGGGTCGCTTGGCGGCAACCAGCACATGCACCAGTTCTCAGGCACCGGCAGGCAGACGCCGGGCCAGTCGGCACAGGAAGGCTCGGGCTCCAAGCGCGGCATCGCTCCGCAGGCCGGGCCGTCGAGCGTGCTGGGTTACTCCGACAACTCGAAGAAGGGTCGCGAGATGAACCAGAAGCACGGAACCAACGCCGACTACGCCGGAACGGCGACGCCGGGCGGCTCCGGGCCGACCAAGCACGGCGGCGACAAGAACAGCTTCGCCAAGGGCGGCACCACGCACATGCACGGCAACACGGGGTCGCGGCGTTGCGAGCCCGGCAAGACGGCCTGCTGACGTGAAGGTTCCACGTCTCACGAAATTCCAGCGGGCGCAGGTGCCGATGCGCGCGGGCCAACGTAGCTCGCTGGCGCACATCGCGGGCGAGAACCCGCGTCGCTACAAGCTCACCGAGGCACCGGGTACCAACCCCAAGGTGTTCGGTGGCAGGCACGCGGGCGGCATGAGCCAGTCGACCGCGCCACAGAAGCACCAGTCCACCCTGTTCAGTCCGAGCTTCGGCATCAGCGGGCCGGGCATCGGCAAGGAGCCTGTGTGATGGCAGGCATCAAGTTCCCGTCCAAGCCACCGCGTGGCAAGCCGGGCAAGCAGCTTGGCACGAGGCCGCTGCTGCCCAATCGCGCGGCGTTGCATCGGTTGACGCGCGGCCCCGGCATGGGCGTCGGCCGCGAGCTGTCGGGCGCAGGGACCGCCGACTACGCGGCGGCGACGCCGTCGGGACTGGCGGGCATGGGCCAGAGTTATCAATCGCTGACGGACATGGGAGTGCCCCCGGATGACACCGGATCGAGTGGCACCGACACTTCGGGTGGCTGATCCGTACTTCGACATCGCCATGGCCGCTGCTGACATTCGCGAGCGGGTGCCGCAGGAGTTCGCGCGTCTGCTGGAGGCGTTCAAGCGGCTCGACGAGCACGCCACCGTGCACTTGCGAGCGGCGTCACCGGATCAGATACTGGCGGTGCAGGCGACGTCTCGTGTTACCGAGAAGCTCGTCGAGAAGTTCGAGAACTGCATGACAATCAAGCGTCAGGCGGAAACCAAGAGGGGATAATGGCGCTTCCGACAACTGCGGACCAGATCCGCGCCAAGCCCGCTGCGGGTGATGTCGATCCTGATGTGAAGATACCCCGCGCGATTACAGCCCAAGGCGAGCGCGCCGACCAGATCCAGCGCGCCCTGCAGCCTGAGACACCGCCGGTTACTGCCGACGGTAAGCAGCCCCCACCGGGGGACGCCCCGGCGATCCCGGCGCAGGACCCTTCCACCCCCCAAAACGAAGTCCCCCCTGCGCCGGGTGAGCCCGAGGACAACAACTGGGAGCGGCGGTTCAAGGGACTGCAAGGTCGCTACGACCGCGACGTGCGGCAGGTGCGCGAGAACATCGGCCAGATGTCGGACCAGATCCGTCAGCTGCAGGACCAGAACGCCACGCTGCGCATGTCGCTGCCGCCGCCGCCCGCACCCAATGGCGAGATCCCACCCGTACAGTCGCTTCTCACGCAACAGGAGATCGACGATTACGGGCAGGAGTTCGTCGACGTCTCGCGTCGCATTGCACAGGAGGTTGCCGCGCCGTTGCAGGCCGAGATCCGTAGCCTGCGTGGCCAGCTCGGCACCGTGTCGCAGGAGACCGGCAATGCGTTCCTGCAGCGCATGGACCGCGAGATCGGTGCTGTCGTGCAGAACTGGCAGACGCTCAACCGCGACCAGCGCTTCGTCGAGTGGACGAAGTTGCCAGACCTCTTCAGCGGTGCTATCAGGCAGGCGCTAATGCAGGAGGCATGGAATGCCGGTGACAGTCGAAGGGTCGCCGCCTTTTTCCAAGCCTTCCTCGCAGAGGAGGCTGCCGTCGACCCGCAGAGGGCCAACGGCCAGCATCGGGTGCCGGAGTTCCACCGGACCGTGACGCCGACACCACCTGTGTCGCCCGTCGCGCCTCCGGTTCAGCCACCCCAGCTGGCTTTGGAAGACCTCGCCGCTCCCGGCAGAGCCCATTCGGCCGGTGGAAACCCCGCCGAAAAGCCAGTCTACACATCCGCCGATCTCACCCGGTTCTGGACCGACGTGGCGCATGGACGATGGCGCGGGCGCGAAGCACAGCAGCAGGCTGTCGAGGCCGACATCATGCAGGCGCAGAAGGAGGGGCGGATCATCGTCGATCAACGCGCGGTCCTGCCCTTCGATCCACGAGCGCCAACGCGCTGAGTGATCGCTCCTGAGGTTGGACCGGCGTCCAACCTCTTCTGCGGGAGCTGATCCATGGCCGGGTTTCCACTAGCTGGTTCCGGCACTACCCCTCCGATTTTCCCCACGGGGTCAGTGCAGCCGACACCTGCGTACTCGGGGACGTTCATCCCCGAGATCTGGAGCGGCAAACTCATCGAGAAGTTCTATGCGAGCACCGTGCTCGCAGCGATCTCCAACACCGACTACGAAGGCGAGATCCGCAATCAGGGCGACCGGGTGCACATCCGCACCAAGCCCACCATCACCATCCGGCCCTACCTCGTGGGCGGCAACCTGCAGGTCGACCGGCCGGGCTCCAACATCGTCGATCTGGTCATCGACCAAGGTCTCTATTTCAATGAGATCCTCGACGACATCATGGAGATCCAGTCCGACATCAACCTGATGGGCATCTGGTCGGACGATGCCGCGCAGCAGATGAAGATCAACGTCGACACCATCGTGCTGCTGGGCATCCTCTCGCAGTGCGATGCGCGCAACCGTGGTGCCACGGCGGGCGCGATCTCCGGCACGATCAACCTCGGTGTCACCGGTACCCCGGTGCCGGTTGTTGCCAACCAAGCCAACCCGCCCGTGGCCGGGCAGGTCACCGTGCTGCAGATCGTGCTGCGGCTGGGGCTGGTGCTCGACGAGCTGAACATCCCCGAGCAGGGACGCTGGGTGGTGATGCCTGCGTGGTGCGCCGCGCTCATCAAGGGATCGGAGCTGCGGCAGGCGTACCTGTCCGGCGACCAGACCTCGATCCTGCGCAACGGCCGGTTGGGCATGATCGACCGCTTCACGCTGTACGTCTCCAACCTTCTGCCCAAGGGTCCAGTGACCGGGCCGCCTGCGCTGGCGGCGGGCGAATGGGTGATCTACGCCGGGCACGCGCATGCGTTGACCTTCGCGTCGCAGATCAGCAAGGTCGAGACGTTGCGTTCCGAGTTCACCTTCGGCACGCTGCTGCGTGGTCTGCAGGTGTTCGGCTACAAGGTCATCGACGGCATCGCTCTGGCACAGGCCGTCGTCTCCGAGCCCACGCCTCCCTGAGGCCGGGACGATGCGTCGGGACCGGACTTTGCGGGGGTCCGGTCCCACTTCGATGGAGGCGTGAGTGCCAGCGCCACCGACAGTCACCAATTCGCCTACGCCACCGTCTGGAGCGGCCGACGGCGACCTGTGGTTCAACACCGAGACCGGCCGCGAATACGTCTGGTACGTCGGGCCGTCGTCGAGCGCGTGGGTGCAGACCCAGCCCTCGGGCGGCGGCGTGGCATGGGTACCACCAGCGCCTGTTACACCGTCGCCGCCGGGACCGGGAGCCGCGCCATCGGATGTCACGCGCACTCCGACCATTACGATTTCGTCGGTCGCTCCGGCCGGTCCGACGGCAGGCGACCTGTGGTGGTCGCCGACGACCGGCCAGCAGTCGGTCTGGTACGACGACGGCAACACCCAGCAGTGGGTGATCGCGAACTGGGGCGCGGGCAAGCAGGGTCCGGCCGGTCCGCCGGGACCGATCCAAGGGATCACCGCCGGGACCGGAATTACTGTTGGCGGTAACGCGAACGTGCCGACGGTCGCCGTCGACTTCACCGTCGTGGCACCGCTGGCAAGCCCGGACTTCACCGGCACGCCGCAGGCACCGACGTTCTTTTCCGGCAGCAACACCAACCGCCAGATCGTCAACGTCGCCTCGCTGCAGAACTATATCTCGACGTTGAACATCCCCGGCACCTACGCGCCGATCAACAATCCGACCTTCACGGGCGATCCCAAAGCGCCGACGCCTGTCACGACCGACAACGACACCTCGATTGCCACGACGGCATTTGTGCGGGCCGCCATCGGACAGTTCTCGCCGCCGCCCGATCTCAGTGGCTACGCACCACTGGCGTCTCCAACCTTTACAGGTGATCCTAAGGCTCCGACGCCAGCGACGGCCGACAACGATACGAGTATTGCGACGACAGCATTCGTGAAGGCGCAGGCTTACGCGACGACGACCTACGTCGATACCGCCGATGCGCTCAAGGCACCGTTGGTCAGTCCGGCTTTGACGGGCACGCCAACTGCACCGACAGCGACAGCGGGAACGAACACGACGCAGCTTGCGACGACGGGGTTTGTCACGGGAGCGATTACGCTGCTGAACCTCGGTACGACCTACGCGCCGATTGCCAGCCCGACCTTCACGGGCGACCCGAAGGCACCGACACCTGCCACTGCCGACAATGACACGTCGATTGCGACGACGGCGTTCGTCAAAGCGCAGGGCTATGCGGTGGCT